TGATGAAAGCTATGAGGATGATTTGCCGTTTTGCTGAAAGGAGAAAAATATGGCTATACCTGTATTTATTATCGGGCCTTCCGGAAGTGGAAAGACCTTTTCAATCAAAAATTTCAGCGCCGATGAGGTTGGCGTGATCAGCGTGGAGAAAGGGCGCTTGCCATTCAAGTCAGACATCAAGGTCTGCAAGGTGAAGCGCGACTTCCCCAACGCTAAGAACTACGCGGATTTGAACGCTGCTTGCTACTCATGGATCCAGCGGGTGATTGCATCGAGCAAGGCAAGGTCAATCGTGATTGATGACAGCCAGTATTTGCTTGTCAATGAGTTGTTCGACAGAGCCAAAGAGAAGTCATACGACAAATTTACAGACATGGCGGTCAACTTCCGCAACCTGATCCACTTCATTAACGACTTGCCGGAAGAGGATAAGATCGTGTATTTTCTCCACCACTCTGAAACGGCTGGCGACGGCAGAGAGAAGGCGAAGACAATCGGACGGATGCTCGATGAGAAACTGACGCTAGAAGGGTGTTTTGACATTGTTATTTACTGCACGGACCACAAATTCTACACTCAGGCGAACAATCAGAGTACGGCGAAAACGCCAGAAGGACTCTTTGAATCGGTGGAGATTCCAAATGATTTAAAGATGGTTGATACTGCCATCCGTGATTATTACGAGTTAGGAGGTGCGAATGTCGAAGAAAAAACTTGACGATGAGGCAATGTATAAGCGCGTGCGGCTCGTTCTCGATGTTCTTCGCAGCCACGATGATTGGGTAAGCACCGCACAATTATGCGAAGAAACAAGCATGTCCATTTCGCAAGTAAAAGGAGCGGTCAAATTCGAGAGAAGATACTTTTTGAAATGCCCCGAAAAATGCGAGAACTATTACATCTTATCGGGCGTTCGAGGGTACAAAATCACAAAGACAGATGAAGACTATTTAGCAATGTATGAATCATTGTATTCATGGGCTATTTCAGTTTTAATCACTATTTCTCCAGTCAACAAGTATCTGCTTGGCAAAGGGTACGACATGGCAGAAGTAAGAAGGAAAGCAAAAGAAGCAGCGGGCGATCCGTCTCTGGTAGGCGGAAAAGACGCATGGCACGAATAAAGGAGGCATAAATTATGAAACGTGTAGACATGACCAACGTAAAAGAAGCATCGGGCGGTTTCGAACGCCCTACTGCCGGAGCGTACATCTGCAGGATCACGGCAGTGGAAGACTTCTCGAACAAAGAATATCTGAAGGTTTCTTACGACATCGACGAGGGCGAGTTTGCCGGATACTACGAAAGGATCCGCAACGACCATCCTGATTGGGCATGGGTTGGTGCATACGTCAAGTCATACAAAACAAAAGCACTGCCGATGTTCAAGCGGTTTTGCACGGCGGTCAGTAAGAGCAACGGCAACTTCGTGTTTGACGGTGGATCTGTCAACGCTGACGAGCGGACACTGGTAGGCAAGCGGATCGGGTTGCTGTTCCAGGAGGAGGAGTATTACGGCAACGACGGCGAGAAGAAGACACGTCTGATCGTGAACCGTGAGTTCTCCGTGGACAAGCTCGCATCGCAGAAGACACCGAAGCCGAAACTTCTGCCGGAAGAGCCGGAGGTCGGCGGCGTTGATGGGTTCATGTCCATTCCCGATGGGATCGATGAGGAGATGCCGTTCGCATGATTATCCAAGAAGACACGCGTCAGCAGGCGGGCAAACATAACATCAAGCACGCATACTTTGACGACAACGAAATCGGCGTGGTGCGGTGCAAGTTGCCATTCGGCGATTATGCGCCAATCCCGCCGGTATCGGTGGACACGAAAAAGGACATGGATGAGATAGCGCAAAACATTTGCGGCAAAGAGCACCGGCGCTTTGTGAACGAGTGCAAGGCGGCACGGAACGCTGGGTGCAAACTGATCATACTGGTAGAGAACACTGTCGGAATCAGCGAATTGTCACAAGTACATCTGTGGAAGAATCCACGAAGCTGCTATTCACCCAACTGTGTGCAAGGCCCGCGCCTACAGAAAGCAATGGAAACTATTTCGTCACGCTATGGGGCAGAATTTCGATTCTGTCGACCAGATGAGTCGGGCGAAATAATCATACAAATCATAGAAGAATATGAACAAACTATTAGACGCGGCGATTGAATACGCCACCAAATACAAGTGGGCGGTCTTCCCTTGTTCGCCAACGAGCAAGAAGCCGCTCACCCCACATGGGTGCAAGGATGCCAAAAAGTCAGTCGGTGCTATCAAGGCATGGTGGAAGAAATGGCCTGATGCGTCAATCGGTATTGCAACTGGATCAGTCTCCGGACTAATCGTCATCGACGAAGATCTCGACGAAGACAAAGGACTAAACGGATACGAAGCAGTCGGAGAGTGGGAGCGCATCAACGGGACGCTTCCCGAGACAGTCCAGTGCATTACGGGGCGCGGCGGCTACCATCTCTACTATCAGTACGACGGCACCGACATAAAGAACCGTGCGGGAATCCTTGACGGAGTCGACGTGCGCGGTGAGGGCGGTTATGTAATTGCGCCGCCCTCTATGCACCCCAATGGGACGGAATACCAATGGGAAGACGCCCCAGACGAGATACCGCTTGCACAAATAGACGAAACGGTGCGGCGTTTCTTATTTGGCGAAAATGAGAAACCCAGAACAGCGTCAGATTTCAAGGTCCCGGACAGGATCCCGAGCGGCAAGCGGAATGATACATTATTCAGACTTGCATGCTCAATGCAGTCTCAGGGACTTCCGGACGCAGCTATCATGGCGGCGCTGGAGCAGACCAATCGAACAGCGTGCGATGTCCCGGTGGACGATGACGAACTGGAAACCATCATATCTAGTGCTCTCAAATACCAAAAAGGCGAACTGAAGACCATATCAAAGGATATGCCCGAATGGAGAGAGCCACAGATCACGATGATGGTAAACAAGGACGGAGAAGTCACTGACAAGCCCGCTCAGACCATCCACAACGCTGAAGAGGCTATCATGTACGACCGCGAGCTATTCGGACGGATACGGTTGAATGAAATAGCCTACGCACCATTCGTCTATGGAAATCTCCCGTGGAAGAATAACAAAGGTTGGCGCGAATGGTCGAATACCGACGATTCCAATCTACGCTCATACATCGAAAAGAACTATGGTTTGAAGTCATCTGACAAGATTATGGACGCACTGACAAACGTCTGTAGCAAATACCCAGTGAATCCAATCAAGTCAATGCTTGAGACATGCCACGACAACTGGGACGGAAACAAGCATGTCGAGAACCTTCTTCCAATGATGTTGGGTGCTGAAAAGAATGAATACACTGCCGCCGTGATGCGCCTGGTCATGATGGGCGCGGTGGCAAGAGTGTATCATCCCGGATGCAAATTCGATTATATGATGGTTCTCGTTTCTGATCAGGGCATAGGCAAGTCTACCTTCTTGCGGCTACTGTGCATTAATGACGCATGGTTCAACGACAACTTTTCCACCTTAGACGGCGACAAGGCCGTCGAGAAGTTGCGGGGAATGTGGATCGTCGAACTTGCCGAACTGCAAGCCACGAAGCGGGCGCGCGATGTCGAAACCATCAAAGCGTTCATAACGTCGAGGGTAGACACCTACCGCGTCCCATACGGGCGACGCACCGAGCAGCGTCCGCGAATGTGCATACTATGCGGAACGTCCAATCCGACAGACTTCCTAACCGATCGAACCGGAAACCGGCGTTTTCTTCCAATCACTTGCGGGGTTCATTCGGTGACATTCGATATTTTCGCAAACGAGTCAGCCACAAGAATGGAATTCGCGCAGGCGTGGGGCGAGATCATGGACGAATATCTCCGGAAAGGCGGCAAGGTGAGTTTAGTGCTGCCCAAGCGGCTCCAGAGGATAGCGACCGACATGCAAGAACGCTATCAGGAAGAGGATCCACGAGTTGGCATGATACAGGCATGGCTTGACAGCACGGAAGCGGAGCGGGTGTGCGCGGTGATGCTATGGCGTGAGGCGTTGGGGAACGACTTTGGCGAACCAAGACCGTCAGACATTCGCACAATCCACGACATCATGCGGAACTCTATCACGGGTTGGTTGCCGGTCGGGAAGAAAAGATGTGGAAATTATGGCATACAAAGAAGCTACGAAAAGGCGACTAAGTTCGAGGAAGTCACCTCTGAAGAGGAAAAACAGCTTCCTTTTGACTGAAAATGTTGCCGATGTTGCCGTAAAAAATCGCTACGGCAACACTTGCGGCAACACCCAAAAACGTGATAAATACGGGGCTTTTTGGGCTTCCTGTTGCCGATGTTGCCGATGTTGCCCTTGATTTCTTATTAACTAATAAAAATATAAATATATATATAAAAAGGTATATATAAGAAAGTTGCGGAAACAGCGGCAACGCGGCAACATGCGGCAACATATTAAGGACTGAAATATGAGAAAACGGTACATAGTCATCAGCAGGATGACGTCAAGGGGTCCGGAGTACCGGATCTATGACCAGATACTCGAATGCACCCTCGAGGGCGGATTCGACACCCAGCGGTGGGCGGAGAGTATAGCGGAATTGATGGAGGAGAAATATGCGTTACGGGCTACCGTACAAGGGGAGCAAGAATCAAATAGCTAAATGGATTATAAGTCAACTTCCTTCTGCCGATACGTTCGTAGATTTGTTTTTTGGTGGCGGGGCAGTAACGCATGCCGCTTTGTTATCGGGTAAGTACAAGCAGTTTATCATCAACGATATTGATGCAAGGTTGCCGAAGTTGTTTCTGGAATGTATCAGAGGCGAGCACACTATTGAGAATCACACCGAATTTGTAAGCCGTGAAGAATTTGAGCGCAAAAAAGATGCTGATATATACACAGCGCTTGTTTGGAGTTTTGGCAATAACAAAACGGGCTACATATACGGCAAGGACGTAGAGGACTTCAAAAAACAGCTTCACAGGGCTGTATTTGATGGTTTTGCGGACGGCTTGGCCCTTTATGGGTTCAACATTAAAATCAGCGGAAACAGCCCCACAGAGCGTTACAGAGTCATAAAACCGCAAATTAAACGGCAAAAAGCGGAGCGGTTCCAAACAGAACTTCAAAGCCTCGAAGCCCTCAAT